TTTTAATAAGACCTGTAAAAAACAGTTCTTGACATATGATGTGACTTTTTGGTATAATTCTAATTAAGAGTTGAAATATGAAATTAAAAAGAGATTTAGTTAAATATGTAAGAGACAAAGCTAAATCCAAATATAAGAAACAAAGTAGTTGTTATATTTGTGAAAGCAATATAGACTTAGATTTTCATCATTATTACGGACTCACCGAATTACTAGAAACTTGGTTGAAAACAGAAAAATATACTATAGAGAATGAGCAAGACATACTAGCACTTCGAAAGTCCTTCATTGATGATAATTGGGAAAAAGTGTATGAATACACAGTAACCCTCTGCCATAACCATCATTTACGATTACACTCAATATATGGAAAAAGACCCAAATTGATCACAGCAGAGAAACAAAAACGTTGGGTCGAGAAGCAGAGACAAAAATATGGCATGGTACGATAGAATTTTAGGAAGAAACAACGAAGAAAAGTTGAATCCTTCGCAATACGTTATTTCGATGAACGAAGGTTTAACGGTAGACTCACGTGAAGTCGTTACTAACTATCAAAATGCATACGAACAACTAGAAATAGTCAATAGAGCAGTTAACATGATCGTTGATGATGTTGCTGAAATTCCCTTTGCAGTTGGGGATAAAATACTGGGTACGAATAGTATACTAAAAAATATTCGTAAATCAAAAGTAAATTTACTTTTAAATGTAGAACCTAATCCTTTTCAGGATATTAGTTCTTTTAAAAGAAACTTAATTATTGATTTACTTATTGATGGTAATATATTTATATACTTTGATGGACAACATATGTACCATTTACCAGCAAATAAAGTAAGAATAGAAACTGACTCTGAAACTTTTGTTTCAAAATACACATATGAGAATAGCATAGACTATTCAGTAAATGAGATAATACATATAAAAGAAAATAGTTTTAACTCAATTTACAGAGGAACACCTAGACTAAAGCCAGCATATAGAACTATGCAGTTACTAGGAAACATGAGAAAGTTTCAAGATAACTTTTTCAAAAACGGAGCAGTTCCAGGTTTAGTACTTAAATCTCCAAATACTCTTTCTGAGAAAATCAAAGAAAGAATGTTACAAGCATGGAGCATGAGATACAACCCAACAACAGGAGGCAGACGGCCTCTTATACTAGACGGTGGACTAGAAGTATCTACCCTAACAAACATTAATTTTAAAGAATTAGACTTCCAAAGTTCTATTACTTCAAATGAGAAGATTATTTTAGAAGCTATGGGAATACCACCAATCTTATTAGACGGCGGTAATAACGCAAACATAAGACCCAATCACAGATTGTACTACCTTGAAACTGTCTTACCAATCGTAAGAAAGATGGGATGTGCATTAGAACGATACTTTGGATTCTCACTATCTGAAGATGTAACAGGAATACCTGCTTTACAGCCAGAACTGAGAGACCAAGCAGCTTACTATGCAACACTTGTTAATACTGGAATTATAAGTCCAAATGAAGCAAGAGAAGCAATAGGCAAAGAACCTGTAGACGGATTTGACGATCCAAGAGTTCCTGCAAATATAGCAGGCTCTGCTGTCAATCCAGAAGAGGGAGGTCGACCACCAGAGTCGTCACCAATAGAGGAAGAATAAATTATGACAAAAGATATGATGGCTAAAGCATTATCTGACTTTTTCGCTAAAGAAGGAGTCGAAAAAATGGATTTAACAACCTACAAAAGCCATGGCATGAAAGTACCTGTCAAAGATTATATGCTTAGAAGAGCATTTGGATCTTGGACTAGAGTATTATCAGCTATGAAGAAAAGACATCCAGTAGTTGTTGCTGTAAAAGCTCCAACACCTACTCCCGCTCCAACTCCAGCCCCAAAGGCTAAGAAAAAAGCGGAGAAATAGAAATGGAAAGAATTTATAACTGGACTAGCACTTTTAAATCACTTGGTGACACCGATGATGGTGGCGTAGAGATCAAAGGATCAGCTAGTACAAATGCAGTCGATAGAGCAGGCGATATTATAGAAAGAGATGCTTGGACAAAAGGTGGATTAGAAAACTTTAAGACTAATCCTATCATTTTGTTTAATCATAACTATGATAAGCCTATCGGACGTGCAACAAATTTAAAAGTTACAGAAAACGGCTTAGAAATATCTGCAAAGATATCTAAAGCTGCTGGAGATGTAACTCAACTTATTAAAGACGGTGTCCTTGGAGCTTTTTCTGTCGGTTTCAAAGTCAAGGACGCTGATTATATGACTGAAACCGATGGATATAAAATAAAGGACGCGGAGCTTTTCGAAGTCTCTGTAGTTTCATTGCCATGCAACCAAGGGGCAACCTTTGGATTAAGCAAGTCATTTGGATCTATGGAAGATTACAACAAGCATAAGCAAACTTTTTATACGGCTAACTCAGACGATTCAGCAGATGCTGTTGAAATTGAGCAGCCAAGTACGGCGAAAGCCACAACGGAGACAAATATGTCAAAAGAAAATAATTCTCCTGAGAGCAACCCAGAGTTTAATCTTGAGTCGTTTGCTGCTGAAGCTGCTGAAAAAGCAGTTGCACAGTACGCAATGAAACAAGCTGAACTTAAAGCTGCTGAACTTAAATTAGCTGAAGAAGCTGCTGAAAAAGCTGCTACTGACGTCGAAGTTCAAAAAGCCTCCGAGGAAGCAAAACAGGAAGAGCAAAAATCTGTAATCCAAGCTGGATTAACAGGTGCTGAAAAATTAATGTCTGACGTTGAGAAACGCGTGAATGATAACTACTCTAATTTAGAGACTGTTGTTAAATCACTAGAAGCTCAACTAGCAGAGAAGTCTGAAGAGATCATGAACATTCGTGAGTCAAAAAGACACTTTGCCGACAGACAAGGAAACAACAGTGATTGGAAAAAATCATTCGAAAGCGATATTGCTGATGCAAAATTCGCTGGTCTTGCAACAGGACGCGGATGGGATACTCCATTGGCAAAGTCTTTGATGGAAAAAGTAAATCAACATTCAGGTGTTGAAGTTTCATCTGCTGACTTTGAACAAGTTGTTTCAACTCAAATCGAAAGAGATATCGAAAACGAATTAGTACTAGCTCCTCTATTTAGAGAAATTGCTATGACTTCTGCGAATATGATTATCCCAATCTTGCCAGATGCTGGTTACGCTGAATTCGCTTCAGGTACTGCTGCTGCTGGATCCGCTCCTTATGGTAACTTAGATACCAGAGGCGACGCAGTTGGAGCACCATATACTGGTGTCACAATGACTGAAAGAACTCTTTCAACTAAGAAACTTATTTCTCAGTCTTACTTAGGTAATGAAACTGAAGAAGATGCTATCTTACCGATTCTTCCTTTAATTAGAGAGTCTATGGTACGATCACACGCTAGAGGTATTGAAAATGCAATCCTAGCTGGTGATGATGCTGATGGTGTATACGGAACAAGTGGTGCGGCTTTTGAAGGACTCCTTCATTTAGCACGTAATGACAGTGATTATACACAGTCAACTACTGCTTTTGCTACTGATACAGTTACAGCTGCAGAACTTCTTACAATGAGAAAAAATATGGGCAAATATGGTGTTAACCCAGCAGACGTAGTTTATGTCGTTTCACAACGAACATACTTCGAATTGCTAGAAGATCCAGAATTCCAAGATGCTAATTTAGTGGGCGACATGGCTACTAAACTAAGTGGCGAAATCGGACAAGTATTCGGATCAAGAGTACTACTATGTGACGAGTTCAAAACTCCAGCAGTTGGAACATTCGCAGCTATCGCTGTTAACCCAAGAAACTTTGTATTACCAAGATTACGTGGTGTAACCGTGGAATCTGATTACGAAGTTGCTGCTCAACGCAGAGTGCTTGTTGCTTCACAAAGAATTGGCTTCACCGATCTAATCGATGGTGCTACTTCTAAATGGGGACACATGTACAAAGCTTCTTAATTTAAGCTTAGACAGGATTCGTGGGGCAGCCTTAATTGCCCCACACTTTTAATTATGGCAAATTTAGTAACATTACAACAGTATAAGGACTTCACAGGAATTACAGGTGTGAATGAAGATGCGAAAATAAATGTTATAGTGCCAGCCATAAGTCAAGCAGTAAAAACTTACTGTGGCACGTCATTTGTTGATTATTATTCAACAGATAAAACTGAATATTTCGATATTCAAGATAGTTATACAAATGCTATTTTAGTGGATGAAAGCCCACTTGTCAGCGTCTCTCTGGTAGCAGAAAGATCAGGACAAAGTGACTCCTATACAACTCTAATAACAGGTAACTCAGATTCTAGTGGTAAGTACGAATACGTAGTAGACACTGATAGAGATACTATTTTTAGAACAACTGCAACTGCAGATAAAGCTTTTCCAAAAGGAAGAGCGGCAGTAAAAGTTACATATAGGTCAGGTTATGCTTCGACACCCGAAGATTTAAAACTGGCATGTTTTGATTTAGTAAAATATTATTTGAAAGACGAAAGAAAAGAAAGATTATCAATAGCAGGAGCTTCAATACAGAATAATGTATCTACAAGTTTAAGAGAAAATATAGGATTTCCAGACCACATTAAGAGAATACTAGATTTCTATAAAGTACATAAGTAATGCCATCAGTCGATAGAAAATCACCTAAAGGCAAAGTTCTAGATCGCATACAAAAAGTTTCAACAACTGGTAATAAAAAGGCTGATAAACTACAAGAAAAAGCATTAAAAGGTATGAATACTACTACTGATGCTCTTAGAGATGATTTAAGTAATTTAAGTAATTTTTTACAAAGAGTTTTCTTAGAAACTGACAATAGAGTAGCAGTACTTGGAGCATCATGTGACGAATATAGAACAATAGATGAAAAAACATATAAAGCTATTGAATCAGGACAAGTAATAAATCTTGGAGAAGAAGAAGATCCAACTAGACAAGGCAAAGACAACTCTACTTTTTCTGGAAGATCTAATGTAGCTAAATCATTGCAAGTACAGTACAATAAAGAAACAAAAGTTATAGAAAAACTTGCAAAAGATGGCTCAAAAACTCCACTAAATTGGAGAGAACTTCTTGCAGTTAAAACTTTTATATTTGGAGAGAATGCAGAGTCTATAGATGCAGGACATGAAACTGCAGTAGCAACACAGAAATTAGAAGTATCATTGAATGTATGGAAACAAATAGAAGCAATGAGTGTTGAGCCAGAAGCTAAGGTAAAAATATTAGAAGTAATAAGAGTAACAGAAAAAGTATTAGAACTACTTGACGTAATTGATAAGTTAAAAAGTGAAACTTTACACGTAATTAAAAAAGCTTCAGGAGCATCAGGTGGATTAGATTTAGTTAATGCATTTGTAACTTTTGTTTTACAAAATCCTCAAGAGGTAAATTACGGAACTTCGTCTACTGATGCTGTTGATTTTACAGCAGAGGCAGTAGGAAAGACAACACTGGTTACTTATGAGGATGGGGAACTAAACAAAACAAAAGGTAGAATGGCAGGACAGTTAGTATCTGGTTTAAATTCCATGATATTTAGGATCTTAGAAGGATCAGATTACGCAACTAATCAAGAAAAATCCATTGAACCATATACAGAGGCAGGAAATTCTCTATCCATGATGGATGCTATAGAATTAAGCATATTACATAAAGCTGCTGGAACAAGATTTGCTGGTGTTAAGAAAAAGTATAAACCAGTTAAACAAAGTAATACTATACTTAAGAAAAGAAAAAAACTTAGACTTAATCCTACT